TCGCACAGACGCTTCTACTGATGATGAAGCATTGGATTTAATCACAAATGCAGAAACCTTTATCACGGCTTGTGATATGAAGGCATTGGAATTGATTTATCGTGATCTGGGTCTTGGAACTTTCAACCAAATGCACCAGATGAAGGCAGAGACATACGCCAGAGCATATCAGAACGCAATTGCCAGTGCTATTTCCCGGATGAGAGTAGGAATTGATACTGATACTGGTTCACTTCTAATTACCAGTGGTAGAGTGACAAGATGATAGAATTCAAATATAATTCACCTATATTCAAGCTGGGAAAAATCTCCCGGTCAGAATGGAGAGAACTGGGAATGTCAGCAAGAAGCGAAATTGTGAAACGCACCAGAAATGGTGTAGACATCAATCGTCAACCTTTTCAAAAATATTCTGCTATGACTCAGGAATACAAAAGCGGGATAATGCAGACAAGAGGATTAGGTTCTTCTGTGGTTACTCTTCAGGATACAGGACAAATGCACCGTTCTCTCAGTATAGAGGTTCAAGCGAATGCAGCTATTCTATATTATGCGGATCAAAACAGGGCAAGAGTAGCTTTGCTACATCAAACGGGAGGTTTTCATCTCCCTAAGCGAGAACATTTTGGCTTTAACAAAACTGATGGCAATAAATATCTGGAGAAGATTGCCAAACTTCAGACAGCAAGGAACAAGAAGGCAAATAGATGACAAATCAAATAACTGGTATAACTGATGAAATATTGACTGCTCTTCGGGAAGCAGGATGTAGAACAGTAGGTATATTACCGGAGGTCTTAATGTTTTCAGGTAATAATAATCCCTTTGGCTTCATCTTGCTTAATTCTGAGACCACAGAAAACGATAATGGTGGAATATTGACTCAGCTTCTGGATATATCTATCTTTATTATTACTCAAAATGGTATCAATAAAACGAAAGAGCATTGTAATGTTCTCTATGCCGCAATTGGCAAAATATTAAACAGCTCGGGATTAAATTCCAAGACCGCATTAGTAAATTTAGAGACAATTAATTGGCACGCTGATATGCCATTTGTGACTCAATTAGTGGGTGACTTGGACATTATATCAAGCATAAATTTTAACATTAAATATATGAATGCGAGGTAGTTATGCGTATTGTAAAACTCAAAAAAGGGATAACAGCAAGGATTATACCTTGCAATGGCAAACTCTACAGATTATCTGCTGAAAAGGAGACAGAAGTAGAGGATGGTGTAGCTGCTATGGTAGCTGAAATTCTGGAAGTCAATGAACCTGTCCAGAAGGAAGCACCCAAGCAAGAAAAGAAAAAAGAACTGGAAATCTCTGTAACAAATGAGATTTCTGATAATGAAATTAAAATCCCTAAGAAGGAGAAATAAATGGGAAATTACAGAAGTGGAAATAAATACAGAGTAGCAATCGGACTGGAGACATCGCTGGGAAGCGGGAACACTAATTCAGGAGCGGTTCGTTGGGATGACTTAACCGTTATGCCTGTGAAATTAGAGCTTAATCCTGATCGTCAGATGATTGACACTAATTATAAAACAGGAACTTCTCAAGCAACTGCCTATGAGCAAGTTCAAGGCGTTACTGATGGAACTTTCACACTATCGGGTAAATTGTCTCTTGACTATGAGATATTGTTGCAGGCAATGTTTCATCAATCCCCAGTGAATCATAAATACACTTTTGACGATACTCCACCTACAGCAAAATCGCTGGTAATGATGAAGGTTTGGGATGATGCACCCGTAAATTCAAAATATAAAGTTGATATTGCTAAAGGTTGTGCCGTTGATTCATTAGTAATTACCGGCAGAAGCAAAGAGGCAATAGAATTCACTATGTCAGGCAGAATAACCGATCACGAAAGAGAAGTAGAACAGGTTATTACTGGAACCGATCCTGGGCTTACTTTCCCTGATGTGGTTCAATTTGGGGATATAGCTTATATCGGTAATTTTGGCGAAAAAACCAGATTGACTGAATTATCTTTGACTCTGACCAATATCTATATTGATGATACTAAACGCTATACCAATTCAATGTCCAGATTGCAAGACATAGTTCTTCGGCAGGAAGGCGAATTGAATTTGAAAGGATTATTCAAGCAAGCAACAACTGAGCTTAATCCGATGGATGATATTGGGATTGATAAGCAATTATGGGAAATTATAACAATTGTTTCTGGAACGAGTGATTGGGTTATTGAATTTCAAGCGTTGGTTACAGCAATTGATTCAGCTGATCCCGACAGGGATTTGTTCGAAAGCAATGTAACAATGAAAGCAATCGCTACTGATATTGCAGAGAATAGTGTCTCAATCCAAACATCCTAAAGGAGAAGAAACATAATGGATAAATTCAAAGATTGTCTCGCTACTCGGATGAAAGCGTTTGAATATGAAATTCAATTAGATGGCAAATATTTTGCTACAGCAAGAGTTCGCTCACCTCTGCTTAACGCCAAAATAGAGGAAAAGGTATTTACTCAGGAAATTACTCCTGATGGCAATATCAATCGTGTTTTCAATGGCGGACTTGTAGCCATATTCTATACTATTCTCTATAGCTTAGTGAAATGGGAACTGGAATATCCACTTACAGAGGAAGGATTGGAGTTATTTGCTATGGAAAATCCGGACGGCTATAATGAAGTATATATGCAGATAATGAATCACGAGAATGAGATTAAAGAACGCACCGAGAATAATGAAAAAAACTAATACGAGCGGTAGAATTCTTATTCGCCAATCAGAGTTCTACCGTCCTTGAAAATAGAGAGATACTGAAATATGCTATATGCAGATATTGTGAGAAATTAGAAGAATGCGATCAGAACGATGGAATGCCAATCATTTCGCCACTCAGCCGGTATATTATCCAATATCTAATGGAAATCAACAATGGTTTCCATCAATATCCGCTGGAGGGCTCGTGGGAAAACCAACCGCAATGGTTCATAGACAATCTGAATATAGCAAGAAAAACTCAAGCAAACAAGGAAAGAGAAGAGCGTGAACGATATAACTCAGAAATTACGTCTGATCTTCGGCGTAGAAGGTGAAGAAAGAGCAGCTACCCAAGTAAAATCGCTTGATAAAAGTATTATGGGTTTGGCTAAGAACATAGGTTTAGCTGCTATTGCATATAAGGCATTCACTACTGCTCTGGATATAGGCAAGAAGTCACTGCAGAATTATAATGAGCAAATTATCGCTATGCGACAAATAGAAACTACTCTTCGTTCTACCGGTCAAGCAGTAAATTGGACAACTCAAGAATTAGCCAATATGGCATCCGAATTGCAAAATGTTTCCAAGTTTGGAGATGAGGAGATTCTTAAAGGTGCAACTCAATCGCTTTTAAGGTTCGATGGCATCAGTAAAGAACTTTTCCCAAGAGTTCAAGCATTAACTGTGGATATGGCAGAAGGGATGGGTAGTTTGGATAATGCAGCAAAAACTCTTGGCATTTCTCTTGCAGACCCGCTTTTGGGGCTAACTCGTCTGAGACGGGTAGGTGTTATGTTCAATGAAACTCAGGAAGCGACGATAAAAGGATTTGTGGAATCAGGTAAAAAAATTGAAGCACAAAGAGTTCTTTTAGATGCCCTGGAAGGGAAGTATAAAGGACTGGCATTGGCTTCTGCGACTACAACTCAACAACTGAAGAATGCCTGGAGCGATTATCTGGAGACAGTAGGTGGTTCATTATCTTTCTTTGAAGGAGTGAAATCTGCATTTACTCAATATCTGATTTTGATGGCAAAAGAGAGTGACACTTTTACCGAAGGAGAAATCAATAATGCTTCTGCGGTTCAAATGGCTTGGGGAGACGCTACTGCGGGATTGATTGTCTCGGGAAAGGGCTTAGCAACATTGATTTCTGATCTCGTGAAAATTAGCGGTGGAGCTATTACACTGGTTGTTACGCTTGTATCGCAGGGCGTTTTAGCTATTGATTTTGAACTTAAGAAATTAGTAAGTAAATATTTACAAACTATCAAGAAAACAATTGATACGATTAGTGCTTTACCGCCGGCGGTATTATCAGTATTAGGTGGAGATGATTTGAAAAATGCTTTTGGCTCAATTGCCGATATATGGAGTAAAAGTGCCGATACAAAAAAAGTTAACCCTTATCTGGAAAAGTTAAAATCTGACTCAAAAGAAATCTCTACAATTATTACTGATAGTATGATTGATATAGGCAAGATTCCAAAATCAGTAGAAAATACATATTCAACTATTACTTGGGAAGTAAGAAAACGAATCAATGAACTGAATGAATTATCCAAAAAAGGCATAGATACTTCTGCATTACAAAAAATGCTTGAGGATTATGAAAAAGGATTAGGCGATACAGGTGATAATCTCAAACAGATATTGATTACTAATGAAGAGGCAATGCGAGATTACTATGAGATAATTGCTAAATATTCGCAGGATTGGATTGATAGTCAGCTAAAGCAATATAGGATAGAAATAGATGCTAAATATTCTACGGTTCTAACAAAAGAACAAATAGATAATATGTATTATGCCAAAGAAAGAGAATTACAGAAAGAAGCATTCGATTATTTTCAAAATATAGAAGACGAAAAAGTTATGTTGATGAAGGAAAATTATGAAAAAGAATTAGCTGAAACACAAAAATTCTGGGAAGCTTATCAGAAATATATTGAGACAAGCCGAGAGATAGAATTACAAATAACTACAGATCGCAATCGCTATATTGATCTCCGCATTCAGAAGATACAAGAAGAATACGAGGAATATCAAAAGCAAGGTATAAATTCTGTTTTACTGGATAAATGGCGAGCGGATCAGATTAAAAAAATATATTCAGAAATTCCTGACAATATAAAGAATATATCGGATATAGTGCAAAAAAATATGAGTAGTATTAGTGCGAATATAACTAATGTCTTGGGCAATACGATATATGATTTTATTAGCGGAACTAAAAGTATGAAAGACGCTTGGAATAATGCATGGGAGTCAATGGCAGAAATAACTATGCGAATCATTTCTCAGATTATAGCACAGATGCTTGAATTATTCTTTATGCAGAAATTAGTAGGATTAGCTACTGGTGGAATAGGTGGTGCTGGTTCAATTCCTTCTTTTGCTCCGGGTGCTTTTGATATTCCCCCGGCACCGATT